AGACTGTGAAGAGCATCCATGACATTGAGGTTGATGATTATCTATATGAGTGTGTGACTGTCTTCCCTGAGGCCATCCAAGAGGAGATGGTGAGGACTCCTGTGGACCTTGCCTACTGGGGTGAGCAGCATGGGAGAGCTATGGAGGCTTGGAAGATGGCCAAGCTCACCAGGGAGAAGGTGGAAGCTGAACTTTTCTTGGAGCTTCAGGAGAGCATTCAAGAGGAGACCAAAAAGAAACCAACCCTTGACACTATCAAGGCTAGCGTTGTCACTCACCCCAAGTATGATGCTGCCAAGCTCAATGAGATTGAAGCTGAGGCACGATATCAGACCATGAAGAACCGTCTCTCAGCAGTGGCAGCCAAGAAGGACATGATTCAGAGCATTGGGGCTCAACTAAGAGCAGAGATGGCAGCAGACCCATCCGTAGCTGAGGACATCAGAACCAGGAAAGGAGATGACTTCTGATGAGCAACCTGGAGAGCAAGATCCAACGAATGAAGCTGGCTGTTCTCCACAAGAGAAAGCAGATTGCGGACACTCACAGAATAAGAAGGAGATCAGAGGGCTACCAGAGAACGCTACTTGAACAAGAAATCAGCTATATGACAGCAGACTTGAGACTACTGAAGGAAGACTTGGCAAAAGCAACAGAAGAACTGAGAAGACAAGAAGACAACACCAGACTCCACAAACAACACCAAGAAACGCGCAAGAGACTACATGACACCAGTAACACATGGAGCAGGAGGCATGGCAGCCACTCTGGCTGAAGACCCCAAACCTGGGAAGGTCTATGGTGTCTTCACGTATCTCAGGAGGACTCACTACTACAAGAGAGGCTCCAGATACTATGTCTTCAGATGCCAGTGTGGTCATGAAGAGCTTGTCACTTGCGTCCCCAATCACAAACTGAACACTTGCAAGATTTGCAGACGATCAATCAAGAAGGAGAATGAGAATGACTAAGAGCAAAAGCAACCTAGTAGAGTTTGAGACATACACCACTGAAGCTGCTGAAGAGGATGAGAAGCTCCTCTCTGCTGGAGCAGACTTCCTGAAGCTCAAGGAAGGAAGGACCATTGTGAGGTTCCTCCCAGCCCCCAAGGGAGGAAAGGTCTTCCATGTCTACTGGCAACACTTCATTGAGAAGCCAGATGGTTCCACTGCCTCCTTTGCTTGTCCCAATAGGCCTGGCCGTCAACCATGTCCGGTCTGTGAATACGCTCAGAAGCTCCACAACTCTGGCAACGCGATTGACCAGAAGACTGCCAAGAAGTATTGGCCACGGAAGAGAATCCTGGCCAATGTCATTGACAGGAAGGGTGACACAGAGAAGGTCTACGCTCTTGGTATGCCTCCCTCCATCTATGACAAGCTGATCAAAATTCGCAAAAATGAGGACTTTGGTGGAGACTTCTCCCATCCCATGGATGGCTTTGACATCTGCATTGAGAGGAAGGGAACTGGAATGAGGGATACTGAATACACTGTGATCCCTTCCAAGAAGAACTCAAAGCTGGCCAAGACTGTGGATGAGATGAATGAGCTGATTCAGAGCCAAACTGATCTCACAGCCTACACCAGGGTCTTGGGCTATGATGAAATCCAAGGCTTCCTCACTATCGGTGAGAGTGGTCATCAGAGGCCAGAATCGTTGAAGGGCTCCAACAGCCCTCAGCTTGAGGCTGGAGATGATGACTTCCTTGAAGGGGATGATCTCAGCTTCTAATCCTTCATCTCACTGCTGGGGGTGACAGCCAGCCCAGACTCACTATCTGGCTGTCTCAGCTATGCCCAAATCAAAGATTGATTCTGTCCTGGCTGCTATCAACAAGGGCTCCAAGGTGCCCATTGCTCGCACCCTCAAGCATGGTGTGAGAAGTGACATCACCACAGTCATCCCCACTGGTATTGAATCAGTTGACCGTTGGGTCTTGGGTTGTGGTGGTCTCCCTGCTGGAAGGGTGGTGGAGCTTTTTGCTGATGAGGGAGTGGGGAAGACCTCCCTGATGTTGGCTGCTCTTGCTGGTGTCCAACGGATGGGAGGGATTGGCATCTTGGCTGAGACAGAGGTAGCACTCCAAAGCAAGAGAGCTGAGGTCTTTGGGGTTGACCTTGAGAATCTAATCATTCTGGAGCCAGCTCATCTCACTGAGTTGATGCAACAGCTTGAGAGGGTTCTCAAGGCTCTCCCCAAGAAAACTCCTTCTCTCTTTGCCTGGGACTCTGTGGCTGCCACTCCCAGCAGAGAGGAATATGAGGAAGGTATCCCTGAGAAGCAAGGCATGGACAGAAGAGCCAGAGCTATCTCTCAAGGGATGAGGATTCTGGGTCCTCTCACTGCTGAGAAGCAATGCTCTCAGCTTTGGATCAACCAAATCAGAGCCAAGATTGGGGTCATGTTTGGAGCCAACACCACCACTCCTGGGGGTTATGCTCCCAAGTTCCATGCCTCAATTCGTCTTTGCATGTATTCAGGAAAGAGCATCAAGGGACCTCATGGTCATCATCTTGGGAAGATTCTGAGCGTTCAAGCTGTCAAGAACAAGTTGGTTCCTCCTTGGAGAAAAGCCTACCTCAGGCTCAACTTTGCCAATGGCTGGGACAATGACTGGGCAGTCCTGAGACATGCAAAAGAGATGAAGTTGGTCCCACCACGATCAAGAAGTGTGACTGATGCCAGAGAGGCTCTGGAGGCTTCCCAATGGGGGCCAAAGACTATCACCAATGAGACAGAGGATGAGTTTGAGGAGGATGTCTAGTCTCCCCTCAGGATGGCTCTTGCAATGGGCCAAGCTCAATCCTCAGAAAAGGAGAAGCATCAGATGGCTGGTTATCATGACTCTTATGGTGAGTTTCATCTCACTTGTCCTGATTGCTCTGAAGAGATAGGGGGAGACCCCTACACTGTGCGCGTTGACTACCAAGCTCAAGCTGGTCATCTCATGACAGCTAGATCAGAGCCTATCTGCTACTCTTGCGCCTATAAGAGAGAGGCCTATTGGAGGAATGGAGGGCATCACACCAGCATCAGAAAAGAAGAACTCTGATGAGAGTGGCCTTCTGTGCTGATGTCCATATTGGCAACCATGGGAGAGGTCCCCTTAACTGTGGAATCAATGATCGGTGTGACCTCACCCTCAAGACTCTAGCCACAGCTCTGGAGACAGCCAAAGACCATGGCTGTGAGGATTTCTGCATTCTGGGGGACCTCTTTCACACTGTGAAACCTCTCCCCCAGATCATCAAAGCCACTCAAGATGTCTTCTCCAACGCTCCAGACATCGGAGTCACCATCTCAGTGGGCAATCATGAGCAAAGCTCCACAGAACTTGGGGACCATGCTCTTGGTCCGTTGTCTCAGGCTCCCTATGTCCTCTCTGTGGACACTCCCACTAGGATAGGCTTTGGAGAGACTCACCACAGAAGGGCTCTTCTCCTTCCCTACTACCCAAGGAACTCTTGGAAGCTCATCCAACAGACTCTCATTGAGAAAGGTCCCTGTGAGCTGTTGGGGCTCCATGTTGGCCTAGCCTTTGGAGATGAGCCCAGCTATCTCTTGGGGGATGACTCAGTTGATGTCCACAAACTTGTGAAGGCAGCCAAGGAGCAAGGCATCAAGACCATCCTGGCTGGTCATTGGCACAAGCATCAAATCAAAGTCATTGGTGGAATCACTGTGGCTCAAATTGGGGCTCTTTGCCCCACTGGCTATGGAGATGCTGGCTTCATTCAGTATGGCAAGCTGGCCATCTGGGACACCAAGGATGATTCTCTCACTTGGGTAGAAGTTCCTGGTCCAAGATTCATCAAAGCCATTGGCCTTGAAGAGGGACGGAGAAGAGCCAAAGTCATAGCTGGAGAGGTTGCCAAGGGGAACTTTGCCCACTTCCGTTGGATAGTCCCTGAGGCAGATCTTCAGGAAGCTCAGACAGACTTTGATCTCTGGGGCTTTGCTGGAGAAGTCATCTCTGATGGTGTGGATGCTGAGGTTGCCTCCAGAGAGGCAGCAGCAGAAGCCAAGTCTTCTGAGACCATCACAGAGGCTCTGGATTCCTATGTAGCAGCTCTGAACCTTCCTGATGGTGTTGACCATGCTTGGGTTCTCCATAGGTGTAGGGAGTATCTCAATGGCTGATTCAATCTACCAATGCAGAAGAGGCCATATTCAAACAGATGAAGTGAAGAATCTTCCCTTTGTCCTCAAGCTCTCCTTCCCAATCTGTTCTGAGTGCTTTGAGGAGTGGCTCAAAGAAGAGTTTGGACTCTGCATGGTTGCAGACCCAGCCATCCTGGCTGCTTACAGATTTGGTGGGCTTCAGGCAGCTCAAGAAGTTGCTCAATCAGTCAAGAAGGATGGTGAGCTTGATGCTGCTGAAGTAGCTCTCAAGGCTCTTGGAGGAGACCTCAGCAAAGAAGAGAGAGAACGAATGAGAGAGGCTTTGAAGGTGATCAAATGAGTAAGCGTTACAAGAACCCTGAGACATTTGGTGGCCGGATTGCTCTCAAGATGGAGCAGATTGGTTGCCCATTCTGTGGGGCTAAACCGTTAGAGTATTGCCACACCAAGAGCGGACTCAAAAGCTACTCAGGGCATCATGAGCGTTGGTTTGCTGCCAAGGCTATTCTTGAAGAGGAAGGAGATGGTCCAGATGTCAAATCATGATCCTGTCAACCATCCGTCTCACTATTGCCTTGGTGGAATTGAGGTCATTGATGCTATTGAGGCTTGGGACCTTGGACCTCATGAGGCCAATGTCATCAAGTATGTTGCCAGAGCCAAGCACAAAGGGAAGGAACTGGAAGACCTCAAGAAGGCTCAGTGGTATCTAACCCGCAAGATCAAGAAACTGGAGGCACAGGATGAAAGTCAAGAGACTCATTCTCCAGAAGTTCATGAGCCATCAAGGCTCAAGCCTTGAGCTGCCTGAGAAGGGGCTCATTCTAGTCACTGGGGGGAACGGAGCTGGGAAGTCTTCCTTGGTGGAGGCTGTCTCCTGGGGTCTCTGGGGAAAGACTCTCAGAGGGTCAAGACCAGAGCCTTGCTCTGTCAAGTTGGAGACCCAAGATGGGATCAAGGTAGCCAGGACGAAAGGAGCAGATGACTCCTTCTCTTCCAAGCCAGGCCTCTCCTGGAAGTCTGGCAACGGAGAGCAGACCATCTACCCAACTCCCACCAAGGCTCAAGAGGGTCTGGAGGGCATCATTG